TTAGCCGTTGATGAAGTTATCAAAAACGAATGCTTTAATGTCAAGCGTAATAGCAATAGCTTTTTCTGCAATTGCCTCTGCTTTATCAGGAAGCACGCCTGAATCTTTTATGACTTCGATTATCTGAGCTTTTTCGTCATCAGTAATAGTATCTTTCAACTCAGCAGGAATCTTGCTGATCCCTGAAATTGCAGCAGGCAGTTTCATAATTGGATCTGCAAAATTAAGCGAATCAGCTATCGTTATTTTACCGTCATCTGCTAACGAATTTTTTATAGCTTTAGCGGTTGATACGGCAAACTTTACTACGCCGACTACTCCATCAATTCCTTCTTTATTTTCTGGCATTTTCTCTACTCCTTCCATTGTTGTTTTTATTGTGCCACCCATTGATGGCGTTGGTATCTTTTCCGCCGGTTGTACTGGCAGATTAAGAAAATCATTTATTAAATTTCTATCAATTTCATCTGGCATTGATTACTCCGTTATTTGTTGGTAATCTACATTTTGTTTTTTCATTAATGACTTTAGATTTAATTGAAGTTCGTACATTATTCTTAAAGTCTTTTTGTCGCCGTCATCGCGCGTTACGCCATGTTGCTCAATGTCAGTTACGCGTTTTTCTAAATTTCCAAACGCGTTATATGTTGCGCCAAACGCAAACACAATCGCCGCGATGTAAATAAGTATGGTCCAGATTAACTGCGTGTTCGTAATTATCCGAACTCCGCGCGTTTCCATTTCATCTTTAAATTTATCTGACATAATTAAGCCTTGATATAATTTGCAATTAGTATATCGTCTCTATTTGGCGCGCTTGCCACAACTATCTTGCGCGCTTCAATTGAGTATCCCGCGCCTCTTGATAATACCGCCCCGTTAAATATTATTTCGTCTGTCATCTCTATAATATCTTCAGGAAGGTAATATTCACAATTCATTTCGTCTTTATCCCCAATCAGTTCAATATCTGTTTTGAAGAATGCCGGCAACACATATTGGAAATCTGGACCTATGCCAAAAGCGGCTTCGTAATAATCTGCTAACAATGTTACATGCGCAGCTCCTAATAGTTCAGGCGCTTCAACCATGTCGTCAATTCCGCATTCTTTTATCCGGAATGTTTTGCCTTTATAGCGTTGTTCAAAGTATCTTCTGTTTTTACCAAGCACATATTTAACATCCGCTAAGGCTTCGCGTAAATAGTGTAGCATTTCATCTTTATCTTTGCCATAGCGGGAAACGATAAAGAAATAGACATTGAATTGAGGCGTGTCATATGAACTATCCAACGAGCTATTTGAAGCCGGATCGTCATATATATTTATCATTGATGTTATTTCTTCCGGAATTTTTTCATCATTCCAGATACTAACAACTTCGCCGGCGTCGGTTTTATAACCCTGGTCTTTTCTTATTTGTTTTATCTTTTGCCGGAGCTCAAGTATATATGCTTCGTGTAATGTTAATGCCATTTTATTTCTTTAATATTATTACTGTTAAACCTTCGCCGTCCGGTTGTTTTGACGACACTTTATATATTTTGTTATTTATTTTTATTAGATCATTCTGCTTTAACATCTCTGCAATTTCTTCGTCTATTGTGGCCTGCGGCGCCGTTTCGTCAAAAAGCATATCTGCAAGTTTTGCCGCTTCATACTGGTCTTGGAATATTATCTCAATTTGTTTGTCGCCATATCCAGGCAGGATTGCATACATTTTGCCACCCTGCCCAAATGGCATGTTCTTCAGAAGATCGTTCATTATTCTCTCCTGTAAGCATATATGGCAAATTCAAAACTTGTATTTGCATTCCCAGTTGTGCCAACCACTTTTATTTTATATCGCCAATATTTTTTCCCGTTAAGATCAAATGTTTTATAAATTTCGGTATTAACGCTATCGCTTGCTAAAAGAGTATCTATATTATTAAAATCACCGTCCTTAAAATTACTGCCTTGTACATAAAGCGTAATTTTCCGTGTCGATGATGATGTTCCGCTTAATTTTGCGCCAAATGTTAGGGGATATGTATACCAATTTTCATTGTCACAATTAGTAAGAAAGAATTCATTGCTCTGATATGATTCGTTCGTATCGACAGAGCCGTCGAACTGAATAACCTTGGCTCCGTCTTCATTTTTTATATTTGCGTTTGTTTGAAAACCGCCCGCTAACGCTGCATTTGGAGCTATAAACATGATTGCAACTAAGCCGATAATCCATAAGAACCTATATCTTTTTCCCATTATTTTTTCCCTCCTTTAACTGTATCCCCATTTACCCCATCTGAAGCCGCATCGTCAGTAGCTTCAACTGCAAGTCCATTACTAATTAGAAATCTTGCATCTGCTGAAGGTATCGACGCAGGAGCCTCTTTGGTATCTTTGGGACCAACTTCATTTAACTTATATATGAAAGTAGACAAATATCTTACTTTCATAAATTTATCTTGCTTTGCCATTGATTTACCTTTTGGTTTTTGGTTAATATTTATTTTTACGAGCTATTAGTAAAAAAAAATGAAAAATAATTATGAAAAATTAGGGACCTTAACTGTGCCGATTGTTCTTCTATTCAGCAAATCATGAGACCAGAACGGAATTATTTTAACTCCGCCATCATCCTGCAAACGATTAATCTGAATTTCAAAAGCGCCCCACGTCGCTACAATAATTTCGGATGGATCAATAATAGACAGTGTATTCGCCGGCATTTGTTTTGTAGCAAAAGACGCTCTAGATATTAGTCCGTCTTTATCCCATAGTTTGGCAACTTGCCCTGCTTCTATTTTTCTTTTACGTAATGCGCCTTTAACAAGCGGGGTTGTCAAAAATATAGCTTTATCAAGGTCGACATTAGCATCTTCTAACATCGTTTCTAGATCGACCGCTGAGTCAAAACCGAAATTAGCGCCGTCATAAATCCTAACGCCATTTCCATTTAATAACCCCATTATTTCTATATCACCGCCAGCTCCCTGTATCATAGCCAAATCAGATCGTAATTTTATCTGATTGATTATATCATTCATCACGATTCCTTCCATTTCCGGAGTTGTTTGTAAAGCCGTTTGCCGCGAATATTTTACAAGACCAGAGGCAGTTTTTGGCGTCATAATATCAGACCCGAAATTAATTTCGCTTTCTGTCGCTACACCGCCCTCGCCAATATAAAATCCTTGCGAACTTGACGTTTTTCTTGGAAATTCTAAATTCCCGACAACACCGCTAATCATTTGACCATTTAGGATGTTACCGATAACCATTTTATTATATAACAGATCTAAAAAATTTCCAGTCATTAACTGTGTGGCAACTAATTTATCCGCAGTGCCTGTGCCGATCGTTATTTCTCTTTTGAGATAATCATGCGCTATATAACGTCCGCGTGGGGCAACGCCCATCCTTTTCTCGATTTCGTTTGAAGCCTCTATCTCTACCCCTGCAAGCGATGGATCTCCATGATATTCAGCGCGTACTAGGTTCCAGATGTTGTATCTTTTTAGATCGCTTTTGGGCATATCTAAATCTGAAACCGGCGGAGCATATTGTTCTTTCTTACCGAGGCGTGTAACAATTTCTCCGTTCATTCTTTCAATTGACCAACCTTCGTCTTGAGCTTTTTCGCTCAAACTATCTACATCTGCAATTCGTCCATTGAATTGCTTTGCTATTGCCCTTATCTCTTTGCGTCTATCTAAATCCGCTCTAAGAATTTGTTCAGGCGTTTGCTGGGTTTCATCTCCTGGCATTTCAGCCTCCTTTTTTATTGTTATTGTTGAACTATTTTTATTTTCAGTTTCGTTTGTTTGCTGCGCTTTTTGCGCAATGAGTTCCTGCAACTTTTTCATAAGCTCTTCATCAATTACTCCTTTGCCTAACAACGCATTTTTATCGGCGCCGACTGGCGTAAGTGATTCTTCCTTAGGCGTCCATTTTGTTCTTACAAAAAGATCAAGTCCGTCAGCGAATATATTTGCTATCTCTTTATTGCCAAAAAACATTTGCTTTGCGCCTGGAGGAAGTACTATTGTATATTCGTCATAGGTCTGGTATCCTACTGAAAGACCGCGCAAATGCCCTTCCTTCGCAAGAGTAAGTTCGGGTTCTGCTATAGTAGAAAATGTTAAATCGCCTCTTAAATTTGAGCCATCAACTTTTATATTATGCACAGAACCTTTTATATTAGTTGCGACAGCTCCATATCTGTTATGGTTATCAAGCAAAGGCAAATAATCATCCGGAGGAAGTTCGCATCCTTCCATTAATAATACTTCGCGTATTAATTCGCATCGGTTCCAGTCAAAAACTATTGCCGGTTCTTCTGTCGTAAGAATGCCGGAAATGGTCCTGTTTTTTTCGTCAATATTCTGCGGCGCAATTGCAGCGGATCTTGATACCCAGCCAATATGTTCTGCATCTTTATTTTTTTTATTAGGCATTTTGTTTACCTTTACCCTTTTTGTTATTTGTTTGTTCGTCTGCAAATGCGGCGTCTGGTATTACTACGTCGCCAAATGCAAGCCCTCTTGCGTCCATCATTTGTTTTTCTTTTTGTAGTTGATCGAGATGCTCTTCGAGATCGACCCCCTTAGTAGCCAGATATTCCTCAAGAGAATCCATGCCAACGCTTATGCCAAGTTTCCATGCAGATTTATCTTTTAGCGGATCCACCCAATCGCCTTTGTGTCCATAAAATACAGGGGCATTAAACTTATCGAACTTAACAATAGGCAGCGCTACGCTGTCATTTTTGAAGTACCCGTTGAGTATGGCAGATTCAAGAAAGTCCTTAAATGAAGGTTCCAATAAATCTTCCCGCAGATCCGTTTGCTGATCGGAATACCCAAGACGGCTATCGAGTAATCCATGCCGTATTGAAGTATAATTAACGTCGCTTAGATCGCTTGATAATGTTGGATAGTCAATATCTCCCATACCGGACGCTATTTCTTTTGTAACACGGGCGGTATATTGCTCATATTCATTTTGAGGGTATGCGGGATCATAAGGGACGGCCTCATAACCTTCAGGAACGATATAAGTTTCGCCGGGCGAGACGTTTTGATAAATTACTTCTTCGCCTGCTTCTATGCCTTCTTCGCCTGCTATATCTGGGTCTATGGTTTCGGTTACTGTATCGGTTCTACGCTGTAGCATTAGCACTTTACATGCTGCCGATTTAGCATTGTTCAAAGCATTATCCTGATATGCCTTTAGATTATATAATCTATTACCTATTGCGACTAACTGAGTAACGCCTCGCAACTGGCCTATATATTCGCGGTTGAATAAATGATAAATCTGATCAGCAGAAATACGTTGATATTCTTTCCGGATTGGCATTGGCGACATCTCGTCTTCGATCTTATATGAAGTAAACCAGTATGCAACCTTGCGCTGATTGGCATCAAGCTCAACGCCCATGCAGATTATATTTCCATTAGGCAGCTTTTTATTAAGCGTTTCGTCAAGCAAAGTCGCGTCGATTGGCTGTAGCGCATAACCAAACGGATTTATATTCTTACTTGTATATACTTTTTTAAGAAATACTTCGCCGTCAATAAACTTTGCGCGGATGATTAATTTTAATAATTGCCTTAGAGTTAAATCCTGCCTGATTGTGCAATACTGCTTGCGGGTCCAAAGCCAATAAGCGTCTTGAATTATTTTATTTGCAAGGTCGTCATATTCTTTTCCCCATTTGCCGTCTTTGTCTTTAACGTAACTAAATGCTTTATTTCTTAACACAAATCCTTCCGGACCAACAATATTCTTTTCAAATGTGCGAAGCGCTTTTTTTATAAGAGGATCGTTCTGTGCAAGTTCCCGCGCTTTTGCGCGTATGCTTGCAAGCCCCATTCTTATATCCCAATTGTAATTATTACGCGAGCCAAAGAATCCGGCAGATAAACGCGATGAATGAGCCATTTCATAAGCGCGCTTATTTATTTTTTTTATTCCAGTAGCAGTTGTTTTTATAAAACTATTGCGGAATGAAGTCGCTATATTGCTGAATAACCCCATTATAAATACCTCTCAAGAATTCTTTTCGGCTTTCTAGTTGTTTTGCCGGAATTGATTAAAGCGATATGCAGCTCTTTGCGTAGTTTTGCTATGTCCTTGAAAGTGTATTTCCTATTATTCCATTCGAGAATATCTACTTCTTTAGTGGATAGCTGTAGAATCAAATCGCGCAGGTTATCAGCTACTGTCTCCCAATAATTTCTTGAATCTTGCGAAGATGAAAGAAGCGATTGAATTGTTATACTGCCCCAGCCGCATACGCTTGAAGAGGAATCTTTTTTTAAAATAAATTGATATGAATATTCCCCGGCAGGTAATGTTTTTGTAGTTTCGGCGGATACGGCAAATAAAAATGAACTGTCTGATGCCTCTCCTGGAATAATCAGCGCTTCATTATTCTTAAATTTTAGCGTTAGTTTTAGCTCCCAACCGTCAGAAGGCCTTTTGCCTTCCAGCGTTTCCGTCCAGCGCCAATCTGTGCCGTTGAATAATGACTGATTTATTATATTCACTCTACGCTCATTTTATTTTGTTTTTCCTGAGCGTAAATATTAAATATTAATCATCCTTTGTATACGAGGAAAAACGAGGAAAAACCTCGTTGACTTTTATTACTATTTTTATTATGAGTTGATTTATATATCAAGAACGTAGTTTTTTCTTTGAACGGGCGGATTACTGCCAAGTTTTATTTTCTTTTTTTTCTTTGCTTCTTTTACTTCAATTTCCATAGAAGAAATAATTTGGTTCACTACTTCTTCGCTGCTTTTGCCAAGTTTTTTAGAAGCGGTCGTGATAGCGTTTCTATTGGCTTCGTCCAATATTATTATATTCCCAGAAAAATATTTTTCTGCAAGAAAATTAATTAAGCGCGTTGGATTTTCTACATTCAATAATTTTTCGCTATTGCTAATGGACATGTCTATTTTTTTTCTATATGCTTCCATCATCTCCCCGTTACGTAATTACTATTACGCTTTGTTATAGCAACTTTCTTTTTAATTATTTTGCGCGATTCTTTTTCCGGAATATTTTTTACCGGCACAGGCAAATGTCCATTATCGATTGGTTCGACTTCTTTTTTTTGCGCCGCTATTTCAGCCGCGCGTTTATCAAGTTGCGCTTTTATTCCATGCATTTTACACATCGCATGTACAAACGCCCAGTAATTATATACCCGGCAATCGAGCGCTTCGTTCCTTACAACTCCTTTTTTTTTCTCATATTCAATGTATTCTATAAAACCATTATTTTTTTTTATGCCTTTCTCGGCGTTAAGCATTTCAAAATAATGCGCGTCATTATATTTCAAATTGAAATGCATGAAGCGAGGTCCTGGTTCTGTCTCCGGTTTTAATGTTCTTTGTAGCCGTCCATAAATAGTTAACTTAGCGTCATTGGTTCCGACTAAATATAAATCAACAGTTTTTTTGTGAACTTTACTCGCCCCATATAGTAATTTTTTCCCATAACGGCCAATACCTTTAACTGCAAATACTTTTTTATGCTTTCTATATCTTGCGTATTGATATACTGATTTGCTTGGACTTTGATATCCGCTATCGATTGCCATCCTTGAAATATTAAGTTTTACTCCGTCATCTCGCGTAAATTTGAGATCATAAACCTTATCTAATTGCGCCTGTATATTCTTATCGTCGAAACTTCCATATATCGCCCCATAAACTAATGACCAGCATTCTTCATCAAGCCCCCAGCCTGCAATTTCATATTCAATTCTATCCTTTTGCACATCGACGCCCATGGTAATAAATAATACTCCATTTGGCATAAGCGGATGTTCGTCTGTAAGATAATTTTCTCTTTTCTCAAGCAATCCGGTTTCGTCAATTTCCTCTGCTACTTCAGCGTTATACGTCCTTCCAAATACAAGATTGTGCAAAGTCTGCTGTTCTTCAGGATCGTCGCCGGCCTCGGCAATAGCCTTGGCAATTGTAGACAGGCTGCTAAGCGTAGAGTTTATTTCTGCAATCCAAAAACTTCTATGCGGTTTTCTCTCGGGATGTTCGGCAATCCATTTTCCACTTTGAAGTATTTTTTTTCTTTCAGCTTCGGTTATTATACAGCCATTAACGCAGGCGACAACGGCAGTTTCAAAATGATGATGAAATATTTTTCCAAATAAATCAACAGGATCCTTTTTCCAAATAATGTTTTCTTCTTTTAATATTTGTTGCTCGCCACAGTGTGGACATTTTACGTAGAATCTTTCATTAGTTCCAGCTAACCGAAATTTTTCTATTCTGCTTCTGTCTTTTATTGTTGGCGTACTTGCGCGCACATGCTTGCTTTTATAACCAAAAGTCTGGGTTCTTTTTTCTGCGCGAACTACCGGATCTCCTTCTTTTGTTGAACCGATTTCGATAGAATCTATATCGTCGCTTATAACAATAGGAATGGACATCTGCCTTAATCCGTGAGGACTATTGGCCCCGACAAAAACTACAAAGCCGCCGTCAAATTTTTTATATAGCGTTGTGTTGTCGCTATCACGACTTTTCTTTTTACTTACCAAGGTCTTCAGTTCCGGAGTATCTTCAACCATAGGAGCGAATTTTGACTTTGAAAATTTCTTTGCCATGTCTATAGTCGGGGCCATAAACAACATTGACATTTTCATAATCTTAATGGCATAAGCCATCATGTTTTCAAGTATAGTGGTCTTAGCTATTTGTGCACTTCCCTGGATGGATATTTCTTCAACCTCCGGGTCGCTAAATGCATCCATTATCGCCTGGGCATGAGGAGTTCTTGAGCTGTAATATTTGCCTGCTTCGTTAGCAGTTTCAGGCAGAACGCGGATCTGGTCTGCAAGTTCAGTGACAGTAATATCCGACGGAGGCGCAATTATATCGCGTCCGGCGTTTATGATTGACTGAATATTGTCAGGATATTTGTGCGTTAGCTCAAACATTAATCAGGCTCATCCTCTTTAGTTCCTTTTTCCTCATATTCATGCATAACCTTTTCAATTTCGTCGTAATCGTTAATTTCAAATTTGGTCTTGGCTATATGGTCGCGGGTCTCATTAATCATATCGTTTATTTCATTATACATGGCTCTATCGCCGCCAAGTTTACTTGTTATCCTGCTGCCAAGAGCTTCCATATTATTAATTATGACTTTCAGTTGCGAGCACCAGGCATCGCGGATTAAAGAATAATCGACCAATGCATTTTTTAACTTATCAAGTTTTAATTCCTTTTCCTGACGCGTAATTTTTAATATTTCTTTTTTTTCCTGATTCAAAGATTTATCTCCGGCTTTAAGTCCTTCAATTTCATTTTCTAAATCTTTCAATCTTAATCGGATGATAACAGGAAAATTATAATTACCGCGCCCGTCTTTTGGCGTAAGGCCTCGCGACTCCCATTCTTCAGTCCAGTTCTGTATGGTTCGCTCAGTCACTCCAAAATAATCCGCCACATATTTTACGTCTACGAAATCCATTAGTTATTACCTGATAATTTTTCATAATCATAATTAACGCGCTCCTTAACTAATAGCTTCTCATAAAATCTGTTGCGTTTTTTTTGTTGAAAGGCTTTTAAAAGCGGTCGCATTATAATTTTAATACTGCTAAATAAACCTGTAAACTGTAAAATGAAGTCTGCTTTACAGCCTTTTGCGTCTTTTTTTATGCTGTTATTTCTCATATTTATATTTGTTAACTCCTTATTTTTGTTATACTTAACGAAACGAAACAGGTATATTTTTATAGCCTGACTACACAAATAACGGGGTGTTACGCCATCCGTAATTGCAATCGGCTGGAAAGAACCTACCCTTCGCTGGAAAATCTCCTTCCTAATTCATGGTCTAAGCGTTTGTCAAACGCATCAAAGAATGTGTTCTGTAACATCTGGCGCGCTGGCAGATCTTCTTTGCTCATAAGATTGAAGACTGAAGGACCAAACAGTTCAACTATCTTTTCTTTCTTTGGATTCCTTGCCGAGGGTTCGCCTGTACGTATAAATACTCCAACATGTCCGTTCTTCATAGTCGCTAAGAACGCCTTACGCGAACCGTCATCGCTTCTATACGCATGGAAAGGTTGATCCTTGCGTACCTGCGCTAATACGCCGCCTGCGTTGCTGTACCGATTGTTAGACGTCTTTATCTTCCTATCTCCGCGTTTGCCTATCATCCTTAATGTCCTGCCTGCTTTAACTTCATATGCCTTAAACAATCGAAGTCCTAAGCCCTTGGACGTTACCGTTATCTCGCCGGTACAATCGTCATAATTAATTCGCGAAATGTATAACGTTTTATCCAAATCGCTTTTCGATATGTTATAAGACTGCCTTATTGATGCGGATGTTGCAGTCTTGGCCATATCAACCGCGCGTTTAAATGCTGATCTCTTTGCCCGCAGAACCATTGCGGCAAGAGTTTCGTTTGCGGAGTCTGTTATATTGTTTGGCATATTAACCTCTCTTTTATTTTGCTTCTGGTATCTGGTATGAGCATGGTAACATTGTTAAAATTCACTTACCATGTTCTAACCTTTTATTTTTACTATATTTATTGTTATATGGTATATAGAGTAAGTAGTATATATAAGGTAGAGAGAAAAAAGAACGGCGCACAATTTAAGCCGAATTTTACTTACCACTTACCAGAATACGAATTTAACCCCTTTGTTTATAAGGGTTAAATGTAAGGTAATTAAAGTTTATTCTCTCTTACCGCCTACTTACCTGTTACCATTTCAAATAACATCATCATTCACCGGAACATTATTTTCATCAAAATATTTAGGTCCGTTTTCAAGATATTTAATTTCCCATAATTTACATGACTCTTTTTTATCCTGAACGTATTTGCTAACTTGCCTAAAGCCTAATTTCCGCAATACTTGACCAACGCGCCGCTTTGTCGATTCATTAACATTTATGCGATTGCTCTTGCCGGCAAGATAAACATTAATTGAAGTTGCATTTTCATATACAACCCGACTGTCTAAACTCTGCCGAGCTACTTCATCGTTTGTTGGTTTTGCTATATATCCCATTATTAAATCCTGCTCAATTGAGACGTCTTGAAAACTATTATTTCTATTCGTTATAACGTCTATATCATTCAAATCAAACCAATACTGAAAGTCATTTTTATAGTAATAAAAAGCCTGCTCATATATTAACCTAACATCAAAGGCTTTATCAAACGCGATGTTATCCGTTTTAAAAATCAAAAAGCGCCTGCTGCCTGTTTCATCAGTCAGGAATTCATCATTATTTGTGCTACCGCAAAAGCTGGCTCTACGCCACATCTTTGTATCATATGCGTCGTAAGGACGCCTGGCGATCACTCTATCGTCTGTAAGGATAGTTTTCAGTACGCCAATGTCTGTGCGGTTAAACGTTGCAAGCTCGTCTAGATTAATCAGCATCTTTGTAGCCAGATAGACAAAATGATCTTTGCTTTCAAAGTTAAATTTTGATGAATATAAATAATCCAATTGCATTTCTTTTGGAACTATATTATTCAGGAAAGTAGTTTTGAAGCGTCCTTGTTGGCCAACTAAAACAAAACAATGCTGATTAGTCACCCTATCGTCAATCATTGAGCCAACCATTGCCACAAGCCATTTTTTGAATGTTGTAATAAACAGTTCCCTTTCTGATTCGTCAGATAACTTTATTTGGCTTAAATATTCTTTTATATAATCTTTCTGCCCATCATATTGTTTTAGACTAAATATAAATTCACGAAAAGGATCATATATCTGACTAATAAACTTGCTTTCAATTAAGCTTTTTAGCGCATCTTTACCGACATTGTAATTGTGAAATTTTAGTTCGTTCTGAATATTTTTAAAATCTCTATCTGAGAAAAATTGAAAACTGTCTGAATCTTTATCTTGATATTCGACTGCATTCATTACTGTATTAAAACGGAATGTATAATTATTTATTAAATATGCCTTTACCTGGTCAGTTTTATATTGGATATTATTTCGGGGTTCTAAATCAAGCCCATATTGCTCTTTTATTAATTTTATAGTCTTTTGCAACAGCTCTGTTTTAGAATCTTTTTTTGTTTGCGGAGGCGCCTCTGCGACTGGAATATTTTCAAATTCCTCGCGTATATTATTTGCTTCAGGCATTATTAATTATTCCGGTTTTGAGTATTTTGCTGTATATCTTTCTTTAATCCAAGTCCAGTTATAATCTTGTATTGTATCTGGAATAAATTTATCTGCTGGTATCCTATTTTGCTTCAAGACAAACTTATCAAAAGCCTTTACTCTCTGTTCATTATAGTTTGTCCGTAATGCTTCTACCTGCTTATAACCGCTTGTATCGTTTTTAACTAAATTATGATATTCGCAAAATTCTAAAGCAGCTTCCGATTCTTCATCTCGTAATACATATTCTGCATTCTGCGTAGTTTTAGATAGTATTGCCATTTCGAGCAATAAGCCCAGCGCATTGTTCGTAGCCTGAATGAGTTTATCGCATAATTTATCTTCTGGAATTCCGGGAGCATTGATATCAAATTCCTCTTCTTTTGGAATTTTATGATTCTCAATAATTATATTTTGCTGAGTTGCATTCAAAGTGCTATAAAATTTCTTACAAATAAACACAAGAATATCAACGCTATTAGCAATGGTTTCTGGGGCGATTCTTGAACATATTTGAGAATACAATTTAACTTCTTCAACTCTTTCCGGACCGGCTATTATTTCCATTTTCCGCCAGAATTTTTCATCAGGCGTTGCAGTACGCATATCTTGAGACTTTGAATTAATTTTTTCTTTAGGGAAATGCAGATCGCAATTTCTGTTAGCGCAGATTATTAAAGCCTTCCCTATTTTATTTTGTTCATCCTCTCCTGCCGCGGTTATAACTGCGTTAACAGCATAATCGCAGTTATTATTTTTTCCAATTATTACATATTTATCTCTCGCAAGAAGCTTTTTCTCTTCCTCGTTTCGCCAATATGTTAAAGTACTAACATGAATAGCCCCTACGCCAGCCTTATTAATGCAACGTTCCAGACTTACTTGTTTTTTTTGTGCAAAACATTCTGGATATGTACAACAATCCTCTTTTTCAATTTCCGGAAATAAGTTCTTATTAAAACCTGTGCGTCTATTACAGTTTGTGCATGCAATCGGATTAACCGCATTTAAACTTTCATCTTTTGTATTAAATGGAGCTTTACGTAAATCAAGTAAAATATTGTTATTAACCCATCCTTTCAAACATTTTATCGACCCTGGTTCCTTTGTTTTTTGTTTGCCAAAATCAGTGTATTGCATATTAAAATCGCTGATAAATTCCAAAGCCTTTTCTTGATCTTCCGGCTGCAAACGGGCAATAATTAGCGCATGTCCCAAATATATTCTATTCTCCAAAAATGCTTTTTGCAAAGTTTCAGTTAAATCCAAAAGTTTCAATCGGCTATAAACATAAGCTTCGCTTTTACCAATTATTTCTCCAACTTTTTGAACGTCATAATTATTTACGTTCAGTGAGGTATTAGTTAAATTATGGAATCCATACGCTTCATCAAGCGGATGAACGTCTTTCCGCTGTAGGTTTTCAATAATCTGTATTTCAATAACCTCTTCATTAGTCAGTTCCCGTATTAAAACCGGAAGAACTTCTAAATTTGCTTTCAATGCTGCTCTGTATCTACGTTCGCCGGCAACAACTTCATAACCGTCTTTTATTTTACGCACTATCAGCGGTTGTAAAATACCATGTCGTTTTATTGATTCTGCAAGTTCGTTAAGTTCATCTTCATTAACATTCCTGCGCGGGTTTGTTTTGCTTAATTTGATATCTGATCTCTTAAGCAATTGATAAATATCTTTATTCATATCTCATTATTCCTTTTATGGCCTTAATAATTATTTCTATAATTTTTGGTATTTTACCGCAATAAAATAAATGCCGGGCGTAAAGCGCTAATTAATTAGCCCCGGCATTCCCGATCAACTATGTTTGTGATATTTTTAAAAGTGTCAGGAACCAAACGCTCATTAATCTGTTTATTTTCCACTGGCAGCTTGCCAAGCATATAATTTATTGCGGCAAGATGCTTTTTAATAAGCCCGCAATTCTTTAATAATTCGCGCATACCTTTAGCTTTACTTTTTATTACATTGCATCCTGATAGATCAGGGCAAATAAAATCAAATGCCTTTGCAAGCTCTTCATCTGTCAGATTCATAAATCCGTCTATAATTTCATCTACATTTTTCATAAGTTGCTCCTTCAAAAATTATACTTAATATTATTTTCGTTTTTTGTTTTTTGGAAAAACTTAAAATCAGCTTTGCTATTGAATTCATAAATATTAGTAATGATTATGATTTTGAAATTAAGCGCCTGTTCTTTTGCGAAATCAGTTATAAATTCTTTTGTAGGAAAGCAATTCGCTGTAATGCTCATTTCGCCGTTTTTAGCGCCATCTGTATATGTTATAAGAAAATATCTCTCTGCTTTTCGTTTTATTCTTCTTTTCATTATGCTGCTCCTTTTGCAAAAAATTCATTTACGTCTTTTCCGGGCATTTTTTTTACATATAATTCCTGCTTCTGGTCCCGGAATATTTTTCTTAAATTTATGGGGCTATATCTTTGCAAGCCTTTGCTATCTATAAAATATCCGTCAATCATTTTTCGGCCGGCCTCGTCGCTATCGGGGCAGACGATGCATTTATAATTTTTCAGTTTTTCAAATTGTTTTTTTGCAGGAAAGTTACCTGAGCCTGGTATGCAGATAGAATTAAACCCATTTGCGCGTAAGACTATAGCGTCAAATTCCCCTTCTGTTAAATATAAATTTTCCCCTTTGAGCATATTTTTTAGAACGTCAATACCCCAAAAACGTTTTGGCGTATTTACATTTAATGCGTCGTTACGCAAGCCTAAATATTTATTGCCGTCGGTTTTACTGTTATTTTCTATATCAAAATAACGGCCGCGCAGATAAACAATTTTGTAGTTGTACTGATATGGAATAATGATTCTATGCGCAAAGAAAATTAAATTGCCTTTTTCGTTATATAACCCGCTGCGGCGTAAATCGTCAATATCAAATTGTTTCTTCATGTGGTTATTAACTTCAAAGTAATTTTTAAGCGAGAATAATTTTTGTTTTTCTATCATCATAGCGGAAATTTTTCTTTCTTCGGTAAGATATTTATAAGCCGCTGGATCCCAGCCTTTCTTAAGTACATAATAATATAATTCCGTAAATATCTTTGTATTGCTTTCAATGCGCATTAGGCGGACTTCGCGTAAAGCCTTTTCTTCAGTCATCCCCATGCCTATACGTTCGCAGTAGAGTTCATTTTCCATTGCGCTCATGCAGTCTATTATGCTTTCTTCTTTATAAGCGTATGGATTAAGAGCCGGCGCAAATGTTCTTTGCTTAATATTATCTCCGCCAAGCCCGGCCATGTTTTGTAGTTCTTTTATTGCAGTAGATTTATCAATCCTATTATACTCCGCATAAAAATCTATAACGTCCCCGCCTTCATTGCGCGAATAATCGTACCAGGTATTAGATTGTTTGTAAATTTTCAATGAGGCAGTTTTTTCTTCATGCGAAATACTTTTAACAAATCCGCTATTATTAATCTGTAAGCCGAATTTATTAAGCAGGAAGTCTATGCTTATTCTGTTTTTTATTTCTTCAATTATATTCATATCAGTTAAAATTTATTCTCGACCATTCGCCGTTATCTTGTTTTATCGATGCGTCTGTTATAAAATATGCTCCGTTATTTTTTTCAAGCCTTTGTTTAAGCTTATATTGCGCATGTTTTAAGCTCACTCCATATACGTAATAATTTTCTTTATTCACACAAAACCTGAATAGTATAGATTTATTTTTTACTTCGCTCATAATAAACCTCAATTATTTTGTTTCTCCAGAAGATCGTAACCGTTATATTTATTTAATTTTTCTTCAGTCGTAATATTTGCATCTATCAGATGTTTTATTATGGTCTTGGCCGCATTATTGCTTATCAGCATAGCCGCGTTGTGCGCGCTTGTATGAGAGCCCCAGGCGCGGACAAATTCGTTATCAATAATTTGTTCTATTTCAGAGATGATTTTTTGCATTAGCTGACTCTATTTCTTAGGCTCATTTTTAGGAATGCGACATTTGGTTTTAAGCTTGCCTTAAGCCCGTCAAGTTCTATAAATTGTTTCTCCCTTAATTTCTGTTCTTCCGCCAATTTCATTGCAGTAATCTGATAATCTTTTATAAGAAAATTGTTCTTTCTTTCGTAAGAAGAGCATGTGTATTTTAGCTCTTCGATTTCATTCGCTAAATAATTATTCCTGATTAGCTGACCGCTTAAAACCCCTACCTTGTATGAAAAACATATTGCTGCAAGCAATGCGATGATAAAGTAAATATATTCCATAACGTTATTCCTTTATTTTGTTTCTGATAATTTTAGATTTACGCCGCATCTTCTTTTAATTGCTGACTAAAAACTCTTTGCCTTTCTTCTAAATGTTTTTTTATTTCGCCGTATAATATTTTTTTACTATTGTCTTCCATAACCGTAAGTTTTATAAGTCCGGTTTCTATATATAGACCGAAAAATTTTGATCTGTTCATCCTGAAAATTGACGCGGCTTCTTCTATTGTGTATGGAAAACATTCAAGACTACGCAATAGCAATTTCTGTTCAAACTTATACATAGATAGTCTATTTTTCTGTTTGCTTTTTATAAGCCCGGTTATTTCGTCTGTTTCAATCGATGAATTCAATTTTAACATCTCCGTCTTTTTTATTTTCTTTTGCAATTTTATTCCATTTTGCAATGCGCATTCTGCGTTTAACAACAAGGACGATGGCGGTTATAATTACAATCAGTTCCATATTAACCTCTTACAACTTTTTTCATTTCGTCAATCTTTGCGTTTATATTTTCACGCATATCGTCTAAGCGTTTTTCCGCTGTTTTACGTTCGTTATCTGTAAGTATGCCGTCTTTTATTTGTTCCTGCGTAAGTTTAATCAGGACGTCAAGTTCGTACCCAATAACGCCGGCAAATTCCAATACTTCATTTCTTACCGCTGTACATTCCTCAACAGACGTCCGCATAACCTCTCCGTGCTTTTCTAAATATTTTATTATATTCTTTTCTAATACTTCATCGCATCTGTTTGCATGTAGCAAATTGTAATTAAATGTTTGCGCAGTTACGCCGCAATAAGCGGCTATATCAGCCTGGTTAATTTCCCTGTGTTCCCCCAGGAATCTAAATATTTTGTATTGGAGCTCGCTTTTCATTGCTTTTGTCCAAGATAATTTTATTAAACGTTTTTATTTTTACTTTGTAATTAAAAGTTCTTTCTCATTTTGTTTGAATCGGCGCTTGCTTATTATTAATCGAATTAACATAAGCGTTAGCTCCAAGAATCATAATTTCCGCTGCAACTCTAAATTTGCGTTTTTGCGTAAGTCCGCTTATTGCGCTTATCCTATCGCGAACTGATTTAGGAACATAAATATGTACTGCTTTTTCCTGCATCATATCCTCAATAGTCCCGCTTTCGTTATTTTCATTGTCCACTTTACTTTCCTTCCTTGCTTTATTTTAACCATGCGCAGACGCTTGTTTTTCCCGTCTGCGCTATTATTTTTTATTTTTTTTTTACGGAGTAACCGTCTTATCTGCGCTCTGTCTCAGTATTGTTACATCGCTGCATTTAAATCCAATCATTCTTTTTGTCATATCCGGGGCTTGAGTTATCTGCGTGGATAAATTTAATTTTCTTGCAGCTCTTACCGCATCGTCAAGCGGTTCAATAGCCGCATCTATAGCGGCCATGGCCGCAGTCTGTTCTGCTGTTGGTTCTGCCATTTTATTTTCTCTCGATTATTTATTCTTAAATTTGTTTTTTTTACGAAGCTGTTTACATTTTTGCATTTAAGGCGGATGAAGATATCTTCTAAAAATTAACTGCAAAATTGATTTTACAAATCTTCCCGGGTGATTACCCGCTTCCGGGAATAAGCGCGCTTCGCTTTGCATTTCTGCAAAAATGTAAAAATTATTTAGAGCGTATTCGAAAAGCATTTGTTAGCTCGCCATTATCCATTAAGTTCTTCTTGTGTATAATCTGCTTCATCAAATAGCTCTTTTGAATTGAGCTCAAGATATTTGCCTAACCTTGCATATGAAGAATCAACTGCTTTTTCAGGAAATCCTCTATATAGCGTCCTAGCCGGGTAGCTTAATGGACATTCGTATGTATCGGAATCCTCTACCACTATTACCCATCCAAAAATGTGTAATAGCATATTGACAAATAATAATAGCCCTGTGCTTCTAAATTCTGACCACGTTTTTTTTGTTAGATTTTCTTTATGATCCATAGCTCTATTCCTTTTAAATATTTTTTTGTTATTTTATTATTACTTTATTTTAATATTATTGGACTATCTCAATGCAAAATGAAAATCGCCGGTTCACTGTAAAGGATATGAAAGAAGAACTTAGTCGGCATAAAGATGATTTTGAATTAATTTTTACCGAACCAATAACAGGCGATCAGTTAATATTCCAAAGGTTAAAACAACGTGGCGACGATCTCGTTCAATGCGAATTTGATCCGCCGGAACCGGATATTCAATTTTGAGACTCTTTGGAAAATACTTTTGCTCTCGTTTTTATCTCAAGCGGAATCTGCTCGCCAAAACGTTCATTGCTAACAAGGACAGTAATTGCTCTTGCATCAGCTATGTCAATAATAAGAGCTAATAATGCCTCCGCCTGATTAATTAATCTATTTAATTCTCCGGGAAATACGCTTCTTTCCGAATTTTGTTTATAAGTGAGTTCTTTTATCCTTGCCTGCACTTCTTTATCAAGTTTAGTTATTTCATCGTAATTAAGTTCGGCTGTTGCTATTTTGTTTTCAGTGATGTGTTCTGTTTCTGACCTTAATGTATTGCTTGTAATATCCGGTGGCTGGATTGCTGGTTTTACTTTTGCTGCGCTCATAGCTTGTTCCTTTTTGTTATTTTTTTGTTATTTTGTAATTACTTTATTTTAACAATGGTAAATATATCAATCTGAAATATTTATGTCAAGTAAATTCGTATTTCAGTCTGAAATAATTTTATGGTGAATACTTTGTCATACCGGATCAAATCTATCCGGAAAGAATTGAGACTGACTCAAAATCAGTTTAGTAATTTATTGGGCTTTACGTCAAATACAGCAGTTTCGTTGTGGGAGTCAAATGAACGAGAACCTGATTTAAAAACATTAATTGCAATTGCAAAACTTTGCAATAAATCTTTAGACTGGTTATTAACCGGCGAAGAACGAGAAACAGGCGGCTTTGTAATGGAAAATAATCACATTGGTTACGGCGAGGGCAACAACGTAAACATTGGCGCAGGCAATAATATAGGAACTACGGCGCAGGATTATAAATTAAAACTTATAGAAAAAGAAAATAAATTTCTTAAACAACGGATTTCGGATCTGGAAAAATATATAGCAGTGTTAGAAAATAAAAAATAATATTGTGTGGGCATTAATCTCCGGGGCAGGGTATGTTTTTTAATAACAATATCGGGAATGGAAGCGGGAACATGATACATATTAATTTTTGCAGCAAGGCGTGTAGGGAAAATACTGCAAGACATGAACGATGCCTGATGGGAGAAATAACAAAGCGCGATAAACTACTTCTTGTATTATTCAAAATGGTCTGCAAAGAAAAATTAACAGACGAGCAGCTTAATGCAATTTTAAAATGCCTGGGACTAATGATTTTGATAGTTCTTAATTAAATAATTATTATAAATTAAATTTCGGGGGTTCTTATGCGTGAATCAGGAGCTTTATTAATCTTACTTGGCTTGTTTGGAATAATGGCGGGTTTCTATTTCGACGTAAATGTCGAAGTCAAAATAGATAACCCCTATCCGTCAACAAGCGTGTCTACGGAAAAAGTCGCGAACATAGATAAAATGATGACGCGATCAAATATAGTAAATGCTTCGTTATGCGTGCTATTGATGGGCACAATATTAGTTGCGGCGGGTTTTGCCGCGGAACAGGTATCGGATTCAATAGCGAAATTAAGTCAGCTGGCAACGGAAAATAAAGAAACCGACCCAAATAACGTCAATACAAATAAAATATAAGGGGGCTCCATGCGTTATATTTTAATATTCTTCATTTTTGTTTTTTCGATACAAATATTTTCCGATGATGTATATTTTAAGGACAGATCCGTAATGCGGAATGTTCAGCTGATAGATAGTTCCGGATCTACATATAGTTTTACTACAAATTTCCGCACGTTAGCTACTTATACATGTTCAAAAGCTGCGGTTGACCATATTATATTTATTACTTTTGATTCCGCAAAGAGATCAACTAATGGAGTAGCAAACCCAGGCGAAATAATCAATAGGACTAATATATCTGATAATTCTAAGAATCAGAACCATGCGCAGCTTACATTTTTATTGCCGATTGCCGCATTTCAGCTTATAGCCGCTTATAGTTGTTTTGCCGATGCGGGCGATATTAATTCCGACGCTTTACAAGGGAGCGCTAAATCGGATGCCGAAAATACAAAAAGCAGAAAAACATTAATCGGCGCTTTGTTTGCAGTAACAGGCGTAATAACCGCTGTAATAGGGCTTGGCGGCATAAGTTTTGACGCATCTCCTTCTTCAGTAGCGATGAATTATAAATTAAATATTAATTTATGAATAACAAAAAAATAAAAATTACATTCCTCCGGGCTAAAAACCCGGATGGAACTTTTACGGTTACTATAAAACAGAAAATAAAAATTACGCTGGTAAAAAGACATGGCATTTATTCGTAAATCCGAACGCACAAAATATTGGCGAATTTGTTGGTATGACGATATTGACGGAAAGCTGCATTCCGAATCTTCAAAAACTACAATTGAAGCTGAAGCAAAAAGCAAAGCAAAAAAAAAGACTCACGAACTGGCGCTAAAAATTCGTAATAGTAATTTAGTAAAACCAGGAGATGAAAAATTTAAATTTTCAGACGCTTTCAAATTATTTCTTCAGCAGCACCAACACAAACCAAAAACGATTAAAGCCTATACAATTGCATTTAACCATTTCAAAGCCGCGGTAGACGACAAGCCATTGTATAAATTTAACAAATTTGATAATTTCAATTTCAGGACTTACTTATCAAACAGGACTTTCCCTGTAATGAAAAAAGATAAAAACGGAAATTGGATTAAAGATCGCGATAAAATGTTAAGCGATAATTCAAAGGCAAATTATACAGAACATGTATTTGCAATTTTTGAATGGCTGCGCAAAAATGAATTTGTGTCCAGAAATTATATACAAAAATTTGGCAAAAAGAAGTTAGAAGTAAAAATTATTCCGTATGAGGACCTGCAAAAAATATTTACCGATATACTAAAAACAAATAAAGAGCATTATGAAATAATAAAAACAATCTTTCTTGCCGGTCTGCGCGCAACGGAAATTTTTAATATTAGAAAATCAGATATAAAAATAAAAGAAGGGATATTATCGCTGCAAAACGATAAAGGTAACCGAAGAGATAAAATTCCAATGATAGACGATCTGAAAGAGCATTTGGAAACGGTCATATCGCTTCATGCAGCCGCGCCATACGACAAATTTCTATTTAAGGGCACATATGCAGGCATCAAATCGCTTTTCGCGCGCTCAAATGCTCGTTTGGGGTTGCATTACCATTTACATCAGCTCCGTTCTACGCGCGCATCTCAACTTGCAGAAATAATTTCAAATCCTCTTTTTCTGCAAATGTTTATGAGACATGAAAATATCCAGACGACATTAAAATATTACGTTAACTTAAACGTACAAAAGGCCCGCGAATCCATAAACCAAAATATGAAAGACGATAAAAAATTAGCCGTTTAA